GCATCCGGACGCCCCAGCTCCTTCAGGAAACGGTGGACATCCTGAACGTCGTCGGCCTTGGGTAGGAGAACGCCCTTCTTGCCGATGGCCGGAACGAGATTCGCGTACTCGTTGGCCATGCTCTCGAACGACTGGTGCCGTCCGATATTGACATCCTGCTGGAGACCCTCCGGTAGACTGCCAACCAGCGTTTGCCAAGCCCCTGTAGACTCTCCGGTCTCCTCGGTCTGACCCACGACCTCGGGCGTTTCCATTCGCGGTACGGCTCCTTCACTCATTTGGAATCCTCCTCGACCTCATGGGGTAGTCCGAAAGCCTCGACGTCCTCAAGGCTCATATTCAAAAAGCTGGTGATCCGAAGCAGGACCCGGCGCATCCCGAGGAGATAGGCCTCCTTACGCGCATCTGTATCGAACAGGTCCTGATCCGATCGGCAAAATGACTTGAGGTCCGAGAGGACGATCTTGCCCCCAGGACCCTCAAAACACATCCGGTAGTAACGCCGCATCCGAAGTCGGTGCAACCGAAGCTCGGCCACATTTGCGAGCGCCTTCATCAGGTCAGCGGGCCTCCAGGCGGCGGCTGCGTCGCCTTGATGTACTGTGCCGCACCCGGCAGTATGTTGCCAGCCGCTTCAGTGGCCTGACTCATCTCCTCCATCATCTGCTGCTGTTCCTGCTGCTGTGCGCGCATCTGACGCATCTGAGCCACCATCACATCATTGACCAGGATTTCCGGCGGGACGCCCTCGGCCTCTGCAATCTTTCGGATGCTGATGTCGGCATCCAACAGATCCAACACCTCCGGACTGGAAGGGGCAATCTGGCTAGCTGCAGCCCAGGTGTTGAGAATCGCCCGAGACTCCTGCTGGCGCTGCGACCGCATCACGGGCGACAGGTAGGTGATCGTGATCGGGACACCCTCCATCTGCGGAGGTCTGGGAAGAAGTAAACCACCACGCTCGGCCACATCCATGGTCCGGCGCAGGTTGGGCTCTGCCCACTCCGCCGCAGCACGCGCCAAGGTAGAGACCAGGATGCGTGCTGCCTTGGTCTCCATCTCCAGTGTCTGGGTTGCCGTCATTGGCGTTCCGTCAAAGAGCTGGAGCAGGTGACCAAAGAACGCCCGCTCGACCATCTCCTGTCGCTGGGACACGATCTTCTCACCGATCAGTGTTTTATCGCTCACTGGCAGCTGACGGATGGGATCATCCTTGAACACACCTGCTCGATAGATATTGAGGCTATCGGGACTCGTGTCGATCTGGGTCAACACGCCATCATCAGGTACGAGTAGCGGCGGTGCCATCAGCTTCTGGCTCTGGGAGATCAAGACCTTGCCCATCTCGTTCAACATCTTGCAGTCAGATAGCGCCATCCAAGCCGGACCCCGGCCATACATCTCGCCAGAGTCGCGTCCCCAGCGTGCAATCTGCCAGGGGAAACTCCAGTAGCCCGACTCCCGGACGATCTTCTCCTTGGCCTTCAGGATGTAGACGGAGCGCCACGGTCGTTCGTCTTGGCGTGCCTTGCCTGTCTTCAGTTCAGAACGTGGATGGGTCAGGTGGATGCACTCGACCTCTTCTGTCGGGTTGGCCTTGGCCTTCCGATCGATCTCCTGATCAACACCCTCACCAAACGCTTGCTGGAACTTCCGCAGACTCATCTTGTACAGACGGAACACCGTATCTGCACGGTCCTCCGAAGACTCATCGATGTGACACTCCCCAAGCGGACGACTGTGGTGGGTCGGCCCGAGGCCCGGTTCGTCCTCGATGTAGTTGATCGCGGTCCCGAAGAACACATAGTCCACATAGAACTCCTGTGCGGACTGCGGGAACATGTACTCCGGTGCTTTGTAAAGAATGTCGAGGCTGGCCTCGGCGCTTGTCAACCAGTAGTCGATCTCCGGATCCTGGCGCAGCCCCTTGGGGTTGACGTCCAGGCTGAACCAGCGACCAGCAGGGTTGGTGACGATGCCATGCAGCGACCCAGCGAGAAGATGCCCAGCAAGCAAGCCCGTTGTGTCGTAGATGCGCCGCATGCGTTGGCGACCCGGCTCATGCGTCTCATTGAACGAACGCAAGCCGAGAATCGAGTCTGCTACGTCTTGCCAACTAGACTCGAAGCTCTTGCGTCTGCCCTTGAGGAGATCGAACCGTTCAACGATTTGCTTGGCTGTTTCGAGCGCCATCAAACACCGTCCTTCCTCCACCGCTTCTTGTTCTTGGAACTGCCCACAAGCGGGATCCAATTCCGATGGCCACGCGAGAAAATGTCGTTCAGATTTCCCTCGACACCGAGAATTGACCTGACGTAGTTGGTCGGTTCGGGCCACTGGGAGACATCCGACTTTGTCCCCGGCGCAGTCACGGCCATCTTTGCGAGGTTTCCCACGCCTGCGTTGTACGCGGCAAGGGCTAGCGCCTGGTCGCCCCTATACAGCTTCAACAGGTGGGCCATGTATCGGACGCCTGCCTCCAGGCTTTTCTGCGGATCCAAGCGTTCGTCAACGGAACCATCGACCCTTAGACCCCACTCGCGTGCGGTAGCTGGCATGAACTGTGGGAGCCCAGCAGCACCCTTGCCACTGCGCGCCCCGGGATCCCATTTAGATTCTTGGTTGATCTGGTTTAGATAGATCCCTTCGTCAACGCGACCCTCTCCGAATTGTTTTACTGCGGTCCTAGCCATGTCCTCCATCTCCGATTTGGTCACGCTGACGCCACCCGCAGTTGTGGTCGCCATACCCATGGCCAACTGGCTTCGCGTTATGAACTGTGTCAGCTGTCCCAGCAATTGGTTCTGCTTCTTGGGATCCGGCTCTGCTGCAGCTTGTCGCGCTATCTTGTTGGCTTCGTAGGTGGTGTCGATCTCGAAGTCCATCTTGTCAAGCGCGCTATGGATACCAAGTACAACACCCACTGGGCCTACCGTATCCATCTGTTGCCGGACACCCTGCGACTCTTCCAGCCACGACCGCATACGATCGCCACCACCCACCTGCCCAACCGCATCAGCAAGAACGGAGGCGAAGCCAGTGAGTGAGCGAAGCTGTTTGGGCACCTCAAATGCAGTCGTCTGTTCCAGGAGGATGTCATTACGGTCGGACAACTCCAGGAACTCGTCCTGCGAAATCGTCTTCAGGTCGGTCATCTGTTGCAGAAGACGCTGGTTGTCCACGACACGAGCGTGCGCGCTTTGCTGCTGATCGTTCCAGAGACGGATCTCGGCCTCGTTCCTACCCATGGACAAGGCAGTAGACTCGGCGAGCTGCTCGTCTGTTGCGGGATCGCCAATCAGTTCGGCAAAGCCCGCACCGACTTCCGTCCGTTCGTCATCTCCAAGACCAATCGCACCTAAGAACTGGTCGAGAAGTGAACTCGCTGCAGCGGTGCTACGCGGGGTCTCGGTAGCCATGGGCTAAGCCTAACTGCCAGGACCCAGAACTGTCGGTATGCCGAGACGTGCCCTAGACATTCCACCCAGGGGACTGAGGATCGAAGCTCCGTAGCCCCGTCGCTTCTTTATCCGGTTTAGCCGGGTTGCGCGTGCTGCTCGACCTTCGGGTATTTCACTTGCGAACGCATCTGGCATGTCCGGCTTGTCGAAACCGCCTGCTGCAGCAGTGATGCCAGTGCCTGCGCCAGATACAGCCAAGCCGGTGAGGCCAGTCTCGACTGAAGCAATCGTAGCGGGAGCCAAACCTGCTCCAACTCCCGATCCGAAAATGCCACCTGCGGCACCGCCAATGGTACCGCCAAGGGCACCGCCAGTGGCGCCGCCAATGGTACCTGCGCCAGCGCCAGCGGCACCTGCGCCAGCGCCCCATAGACTCGCAGCGCCAGCCGCAGCCGCAGCGCCAGTGCCAGCCGCAGGAGCGACAGTCGCAGCAGCTGGAGCGGCAGCCGCAGCAGCCGGACCAGCACCGGCAGCGATGCCAGCGCCCAGCTGACCGAGGGCACCAATCGCGTATGTCAACACAGGTGCCAGAAACCAGGCCAGTTGTGTCGGAGTGCCGTCAATCATCATGATCTCCTTTTGGTTGAATCAGTTGCTGTACATCTGACGGCCCTGTTTGCCGACAATGGTATCGGTGGGGTAGTGAAGGTCAGGGGTGTAGGGCACCCGCCGCCACTTGTTGCCGGGTAGCGAGTTTGCCCTGCCTGTGTCGATCAACTTGTATGTGGGAGGAGTCTTGGCTTTCTCGTCCTCCCGTCTCTCTTTCGAGGACTTTCCGATAGGATTTTGTCTACGTGTGCGCGAAAGACCTGGGCCTCCGCCAAGGCCTTGGAGTTGTGCCAACAGAAGTTGACGGTTCAACTCGCTATACATCTCGATCTTGCGTTGCTTGATCTTCGGGTCGATCCCACCCCCGCCACCGCCACCACCCATCAGTTCATCCTCCCTTGTCGGCTACGTTCAGAATCCAGCGGATCGTACATTGAGCGGGCATGGCTTGGCCAGGACCTCTCACGAATCCGCTTTGCGTATCGCAGCATCATCATGCCATAGCGCAATGAGTCCATCGTATCGTCAAATTGCTTGTGTACCACCCCGTTACGTCTGTGATAGACACGCACCTCTTCCCAGAAATGCTGGTGGTTGTAGGAGCATTTGAAGCGGCCCTCGACCATACGGTTGAGGATCTCGGCCAACCCAGCCTCAACACCAACCGAACCGTCTGGCCACTGGGCATGGTCCCTGAGCATGAAGGTGCCATGTTGGCGGTAGATGTCGGCGAACTTCCTGCCATCGTTACGATCCCGGATGTGGGCATCCTTGGGCCAAGCCACCGGCACACGCGGAGATGTGGAGTTGATGGCGGCGGCATGGACCGCGATCTTGGCATCGACGGCTTTGTAGGTATGAAGCACATGGACGCAATCGGTGTCCCGATCGTGTCCCAGTAGCGTGAAGGCGGTGGCATGTTCGCCACCTCCCAGGTCTAGCCCAATGATCCGTGCCCAGAAGGGACCGGGCGTGGGCGGCGGCTCAATGATCTCACTCTCAGAGACGGCATAGATCAATCCGGAACCCAGTACCGGGATGCCCTTCTGTCGGGCTTCACGCTCGTACGGCGGGTAGCGCAACTTCATGTTCGCGACCTCTTCGTCAGCCAGATGGCTTGACCCATCATCGTGACGCGCCTCTTCGAGTTCCATTCGCGTGATGGCCTTCTCGTGGCTGTCGGGATATGGGTAGAAGGTCCGTACCACCTCGGACAAGCCTTTGAGTGGTGTGAAGGTCAGGACGATGATGCCTTCTGTCTCTGGTACCCGTGCAAGGCATTCGTTCCAGATGGCCATGGGCGGCTCCTCGTCTAGCCAGATGACATGGACCCCCACACCCTGCCACTTCTCCCGACCCTGCTCATAGCTCTTGAAGTACAGCTCCGAGGTTCCACCGGAGGTGTGCTTGATGAGTACATATTCGTAAGCGCCTGGGTTGCCCCGGCTGGGTACGAGTTTGACGATCTGATTTCCTGGGATCCAGCCCGTACCGATGGAACCCGGTGGGCCGAGGAGCTTGGACTG